GAGCTGCTTGGCTCTGCACTTAAAAGGTTCGGCCTATTGGGAAAATTCCACCAGTGAATCTAATCACTGGTATAAAAACCAACAGACCTTATCTAAAAAGTCAGAGATCAGATTCACTGAAGAACCCAAGTAATTCCCCGCCACTGGGCATACACGGCCCGACCGTGTATCTTCAGAAGAAGATACACGACGTGTATCTTCAACTATGAAGTGGCGTTGCGCTACAATGTAGCAAACAGTTTAACGACATGAAGGTCGTAATGTCTTATACAGGCGTTACGGATGTAACATCTGAAGACATTGTAGGAGGTGCACCAATAAAAAAGAACAATGAAAAATCTTCTCCAATTGACGAATTAAATTCAAGCCAACCGAGACTATTGTTATCATTCTGCTTTGCAGTTACATTAATTACATGGCAAGGCTCTTCAAGATTATTTCCACTTACAGTACCGGCACCATTACACTCCGCGTAACGATATCGGTGATAAAAAGGAATTTCATATTCGAGCACTGGGTTCACATCAGTTGCTACTTCAGATGAACCACCATGGGAATAGCTATAAGCTTCCCCATTTGCCAAAAATCTTTGGGCTAACTGGCTGCGTGTAGTAGTAGAGTCCAACAGCAAGGTCTGAGACGATGTCTCAATCGAACTCGCTGAAGCACGACTCACACGTAGTGCGGCTGAATCGTTAAGCTGTGTATATGCAGCAACTTTCCAGCGCAAACCTCCTCTGTATCCTACGTATGCACTCATTACATATCGAATGTATGTCATAGCGCATATGTTATAAATGATGGCACCGGATACCGGTGTTAAAGTACCACCAACTGAACTACCATAAGGTAGTCCAGGACCGTTGGGCAGATTACGTACAACAAATTCTGTTAAGTAAACTGCACCTCCAGCAGGAGGTGACGGGACGACCGTCACATCTAGAGAGCGATGATAAATGTATCTTTTCATAAGTGAACGAAAAGAAACAATATGCTCTCCAAAATAAACCTGCGATTGCTCTAATTGTAAAGTTTTATAATTTCCATTTAAAATATACATCGAGTCTTGCTCTGGCATATTCTCATTGGGAGTGACAATTTCTCTCACTCCCGATTGTGCCAGTGCTGGAGGCCCAGCAGGTTCATCCAAACGCGAATAGGTAATTCTGTTTATATCATTCGGTGCTTTAACCTCAAATGAATCACCTGCGCTCATATAAACGTTTATTGAAACGTTTGCGGAGTCTGTAGGTGCAGCCAATTGATTTACAACATAAACTTGTAATACACCATTTGACCTAGAGGTGTAGCCAATATTGGGAAAACCAGAAACAGAACCTAATCGCGAAACGTGATTAAAAGGACCAATTTGAACACGCCTATAAGCGTCTTCTTGAGTCCAATTAACTTCAAAAGTAACATCACGTTCTTCCGCTATATCAATAACATGAACAAAGCGGTTATTTGTATCGACGTTTGTACCTTCAGCCCAAGGGGTTGGTTCATATACAAACATTAATCGGCCTCTATGAAATTGCGAGCACACTATCTGAAATCTGACTCTTAACGAGCCAGTCCAATATTCAAAGGGTTCAGCTACGAATCCAACTGGAGTTTTAGTGTGTGCGGCATTTCCACCATCATCACCAACTACTGGTGTATAAAAACTAGGAGAGGTGTGTGGATGCAACAGCAGACTATAAATACGGCCTTCTGCTTGAGTGGTGTTAAGGTTCCAATTGAATGTGTCAATCCAAGCTTCTTTCTTTAATAAATAAGCAAATGACATTTCATCATCTGCAGGTAAACCAAGAGTAGCTGGATCGATTGTCAATTCCTGTTTAGGATCTAAAGACAATTTCATCAATGGATCTGCACCAGTGGTGTTAGCCAAATTACCCATTGGCTGTGGACGAACAAACATCGTATCAGTCAAAATGGGCGGCCGAGAATAACCAAAAATCTTTGCAACACCTGCAACAGCAGATGCAGCAATATTGGTAGCTTTCGCAAAAGCACCAATATATGGTATCTCAGTAAAATAATTGGCATAACTAGCTAACGTAGTAGCTGGAGCAGAAATTAAACCATTACTGCTATATTCATCTGCACCAGACTTGGCAGTAAATTTAGGTTTATTCTTCGATTTGCGCATTCTAACCCCTGACTGGGGTGTAACAGTGCCTTGAGATAGACCCGCTAGTTTAACATTGGACATCCAAGCAAACATAGTTATTTCAACCGGATCTGTAGCACCGTTCGCATGTGCAAGCGAATTAAGCTCCCAAATCTCTATTACTCCCATACGTCTAAACGTAAAGGATTGCATGAGATCTATATTATTACCAGCTGCAAAAAACGGCCAGGTAATGTGTTGGGGTTGATTAGTAGACGGATCAATGAATACGTGAGGACGCTGTGAATACAAACTTTGCATACATGGCATTGTCCTATCCGAATTAGCCTGGTCGTGAAAATTAGGCGAAACTAATTGCACTTTTGGGCCAATATTTAACGGATTGTTATCGTATACCGAGGGTCTAACCCCAAAGAACATGCGACCATAATGGAATGGTGAACCATTGACCATGATCTTAATGTTCAAATTGCCCTGTAATAACTTGAAAGTTTCAAGTTTATTCAAAACACGAGAGTTATTTAAAAATAAAACCCACGGGTTAATCTCATTGACATAAGCTGGTGATTCACCAACTTGCCAAGTTTTAGAGAAAATCTCGACAGGACGTTCGAGAAAGTGCTCTAAACCATCCGCATCACCGACTTTGGACATTCCAAAGGTCGGGTCTGAGATCTGGTCGCCGATTACCAAGCTATATTGTTGAACGGCATCACTAAATTCAAGATTCATTTCTGTTTCATTACACGTGTCTTCAATTTTAACATTGGAAACCTGTTCAGAACCAGATTGAACCTGAATCACTTCATCTTCTACTTTGAGTCTCCTTTCCTCCAGTTCACGTCTGATCAAATGATCTAAATAAACTCGAGCATCCTTCGACTCAGGATTATGATAATAACAATGTCTGCACACGCAGACTTTGTCACCAACACAACAGTTGGATGTTATTTGGGAGGGTTTTGTTTTAAGTTTTGGCTTAATACTAAACATGATAAATAAATTGTACAAATGGTCTATATGACATGCGGCGATACCGCTAAAGTGCATTCAGCTAGTTTTTAGACATTTCGGTCTCTGTAGTTTTAGAACTTCTCGGTTCGTCGAACAGTATTAAATACTGTTCATCGTATTTAAGGAGCTTGCCATCATTTAAATATGGTCGTAGCTCATATTTATCAACGAGCGAATTTAAGAATTCAAATTCTTTATCACATCGCTCTTTCCCATATTGAAAATACTCCCTATTAGCAGCACTGATAACTTCAGCGCACTGATGGTCGAAAGTAATATTCCCGTTGTACGTAACGACGGTGAGCATCTTAATAATAGATTCTTCTGCCAACGGACAACCTACTGTCCCTTTTCCATGGAGACCAATTACAAATTTCCTTTTAAGGAAATCCAATTGACTCACTTCTATGAAGGGGACAATTTCTGACTCTTTGTCAGCTGTAGTGTAAATAATTCCATATTTAGCTAATGCATTGGAAATATTTACGTGATTCAACCACTTATATCTACACGACATGCAGTTGTCATCACCATACGTAAGTATTGAGCAATAATCTAAAAAATTAGAATAATCAATACACTCAACACCACGTTCTTCTTCAATAATCATTGAAGCAATCATTATATACATTATGTTAACCATGCCATTAATTACTGTGGTGAGAGAGTGACCAGAAGGATTGCTACCTTCGGTCTCTATTATGGTTCCAAAGCAATTGGATATAGGATAACAAATGTCCGTGGCTATGCCACGAGCGACACAAATGTCGCTCTCACTCCATCCATTGTCACGCATAATGCGTAATAATACGTTGAAAGCTGCGCACATCATCTGTGCTGACATGCGCTTATCAAATTTGGAGTAGTCGCCCGCGATGAGGCGCCCGGTGCCGTGTCTGGTTATATGATCGTATAAAACTTTCCAATCATTACCATAGCAATTCGCACCGATGGCCATACCGAACTTATGGCGAAGTGGACCACTAAACAATGGAATACACCACAGAAAAAACTGTCGTTCCAAGGCTATAAATGCCGCCGGGCCACTGTTAAAGATGCGACATTTTTGTTTACGTAACTTTTCATGCGTTATGGGCTCGTCTTTAAAATTAAAATCCCAAATAATGTTGTTACGCTTGCCCTCGCGATAATTGTGAAGCATACGTTCGTATTCTTCAGTAAGATCATCGTTAAAACCATATCGAACATTATGTTCTTCGGTCGGGGGTAATTCCACTAAAATTTTACTTTTAGGTCCTTTATGGGCAAAACCACCTGATGTCTTGACAGGCATTCGTTCCATATATGCTATACCATCTATGCCATTAATAGCACTGTCCATATCCAATGGACAAGGAGATATTAGCATTTCATACTCTTCAATGGTGTTTGAATACCATTCATAGAGTGCTTGCTCAGCACGAGTTACATATGATTGAGGAAAGATCAATTTCTCAAACATAGGATCTACATTATTAATTGTAGCTTGGTGTGAGCTTATGCCCGCTGGAGATATGTGCATTGGTTCTAACAAATCATAATGATCCAATACATCTTGACACATTAAAGTGTTCTTAACGTTTGTCTTCATTTTACGCCTATGCGTATTAATTGAACCAAACACTATGACTTCACTACCTGTAGTGTCCCTAATAGGACACTTCTGATGTTGAACAGGTTTGACTTGTAGGTCGTACTCACAAATATAAGTCTTACCTAAATCAAATCCGTCATATGAATGCGGGATGAATGTTGAGTTATCGCTATCCATATTAAACAATGGACATGCGAATGCAGACGTGGCATATCTGCCCTCGACAACTTTGGCTGCAACATGAAACCCTGCAACCACTATACCGTTACGCCCTCTTAATATATAAGGACCACCACAATCACCATATTGTGTTGGAATGTCAACGTACCCTTTATAACCAGGGTATTGATAACGGTCACCATCGCTAGTATAAGTGAGAATGGACTGAGTCATAGCTTTAACCGTATATCGGTTAAGTAGACCAGTCTCTTTTCGAGAAAGGAGCACCCCTTCCATCGAACCACTTAGCATATCATCAACAATAAACTTGCTGATGTCACGAAATGGACTCAATGATGTATGTTGTAATACCATAACATCACCAAAAGGATAAACAGAGAAATTTGCCTCATCTAAAAAGACATTATACCTGTTTGAACCAGCTGTGGTATTAACATCCTCACGAATGATATCTGTTTTACAGGGAAAAAATGGTTTAATCCTGTTGTACCAATGTCGTGGGACAAAAACCAGATTACCTCGGTAACCTAGTCCATTAGTAAAAACTTCTTTGCCACATGAAGTCTTAACACCAAAATACACTATATTAAGTTCAATAGCTTTTTCAAGCTGCTCTAGTGTAACTGTGTTTGGAGCACCACTAAGAGAGCTAAGATCCCTATAGTTTACTTTCCAAACATTCTTAGGCTTTTCAACACTCAAAGATTGAGCACTGGCTCCACTCAATATCATGAGTGATGAGCACTTACGTACCACATAATATATGGTGCCGAGAGCAACAAGTCCGTACAGACTGCGTCGAAGATTTTTATCTTCACAGTAACTCTGCAACAGAATGCTCTTGTCGTGTATTAAACGACATTGCTTATCTAGCCAAATATGCCAAGATTCGCATAAAGCGTAAGAGATAAGCCAAGATGGCATATATTTAAACCACCAAGGTAGGCGATATAAATTGGGCATACGTTTAAGTTGTGCAACTAGTCTGCGAGTCGCCCAATTAGGACGATCACTGTTGTATACACGACCAATCATTTTATGTACATTGTATAAAAACCAAGTATATATCATCTGGAATAAAAGCAAAGTGCCTAAAATCCAGCCTATTGGCGTCAAAAAATCGACGCCGTCATCAGCACGAGTGCCAGCTTGTGCTGAGCCACAAGAGCAAAAAACCTTGACAACTTTACAAGTTGGACAAAAAGGGCTCTGTAAAAAGTGATCAACAGACTTCTCAGTCAATCGATTCTGGTTATAATGTGGCTTTTGCACGTGCTCGAACATAAATTTCGACAACTCGGCAAACGACATAACAGGGACATCAGCTGAAGCAACGTAAGTGTTCTTAATTTTGTCCCAATAGTAAGGAGCGGAAACTGCACCTGTACTAATATAGCTACGCACACGAAAATCATGTAAATCATGATTAGTGTAACCATCATCTGATAAATCACCACGTAATTGGGTGCTACCAGGTTTACAATATTCAGGTTTAACAGAAATCTCAATAAAGATGAAGCGTCTAAATGCTCCACCTTCTTTGCGAAAAATTTTGCTAATTCCAGCGTCATATGTGTTAGTTGTTGCAATAACATACTTACATAAAAAGGGAATCATCCCTTTATCTTCTAATGCTGCCTGATTTGTAATGTACGGAATAGGGTTGATTAGGTAAATGGCCTTCGCCATAGCACCTCCTTTCTTCTGTACGTTAATTTCATCTTTAAATTGATCAACATCATCAATAACGCATACTTCATGTGAAACTTTAAATTCAGAAAAGTAATCATCATCTTCGTTATACATATATTTAAGAGATTGATCATAACTCTTGCCTTCACCTTTGATAAAACGCTCATTTTCATAAGCACAGTGAAGAAATTTGTCTATAAGAGCACTCTTACCAATGCCAGGTGTGCCATAAAAGCAAATACCTATAGGAGCCTCCCTATGAGACTCGACATGCAACTTATCCATAGCACGTAATTTAAAACGATTTAAGGAATTTTGTTGATTAGTCAAAAGACTAAGTTTAAAGCGATCTTTCTTAAAATAAGCAATTAGCTTCTTTCCACGCTCTATCGTTACGTCGCATTTGGTGAGATAATCGCGAACTGACATAGTACTTGCCATTGAGCTAGGCAAATCACTATAATGTGATAAAAGGGTAAAATCCCTATCGTACTCTACGATTTCTTGATCATCAAGAAAAAACGATGAACGATCGCCAGTTTCGCAATAATGGGCTATTTTATCAGTTATGTATATAGCACCTTCAACAATAGCAACAGCTAATTCGACAGGATGCTTATTATGATATCGACGTACTAATTTTTCATGGTAAATATCTGTGAAACCAAAGAAAGTACTATCAATACCCATATTGACAAAGAAAGGTGTGCATATAACTAAAGAGCAAAAAGCCCCAAACTTATTAGCAAAGTCACTGTCCACAACTTTGTCTTTATGAGACAAGGCTGACTTAATATCCTCCAAAAACTTTTTAAAATTAAACTTAGAAAGTTTATCTCCACTTTGGACTGCAACACGATTCCTGCGAAGAAATCTATTTATTTGCTGTGGGGGATTAGAATAAAAAGTGTGAACACCCAATGTCATAGCCATAAATACCATTATATATCTTTGATATTTAAGAACAAATTGGCTATAAGACAAATTAAGCACATCACGAAAATAAGAATAAATGGCAGCTAAAAAACTAGTCATACCATTACACTCTTTCAATCTAACAAATAGATTACCGTGTGCGCAAATGAGATCAAATACGTTAATATCTTTTGAACCGAAAACGCCTCTAAAAGATTTTGTGTACTTGAAATTTTCCAAAAACTCGGAAATTTTGGACATATCATGCCCAAATAAATCATGGAAAACACTGCTATCGTTCTCCGATAGACTAATGCTCTCATTATCACTGTCTGGTTTATCCAGACTGTGTGGTGAGGATTTAAAAGGTTTCCTCAAACCGTCGACAATGTTACTATACATGCCGTCGTTATTTATAGTCCGGGAGGACTCAATAAACCCCTTTCACGCAGGGGATACGCACTATAAAATGAATAGTGTCTAATGCTCTAGCTGTCATACGGTACGATTCATCGAGCAATCGTCAATTTTAACAATGACACCGCCGTGACTATTAAATTCACGGACTACTACACGAATGTAGTAATAAAAAAGGGGGGAAACATTTGCCCTCGAGAAGGCTAGTATAAGCAAATAAGACTCGTCAGGAGAGTCAAACAATTCTCAAGCAAGATTACGAAAATCTAAAAACATCCTGCTAGACAAACTCCAACATAATCTCACACAAGATCATGAGAGAGATTTGAAAAATCAATAGACATTTAGCTAACGCCTTAAATGAAACTTGCGTGAACATTCCTGAACATAGAAATATAAAACTTACCCAGCATAATGCGGGACGGCTGTTGAGACCGCAGCTTAAAAGTTCGTACAGATCAAAAGATC